TTCCGATGGTAAGTGGTTCGCTCAAGATTAAAACACCTAAGACAACTGCGAATGCGGTATTCATGTAAGTAACCAGAGACGCGCGCGCAGGTCCAATTTCTGCCATAACCGTAAAGAATAGGATGATTGCGGCGGCGTCGAGGGCGCCCATCTTGCGCGCCTTCTTCGGCTCGGGCTTCGCGCCCGCCTTCGCCTCCGACTTCGGCGCCTCCTTGCGCGTGGCCTTCAGGCGGGGCGTCGCGAGCTTCGCGACCGCCGCGTCGAGCGCCTTCGCCTTCTCGGCGATGCGCGGGTCGACCAGGGGCATGGGCTTCTTCGCCTCGACCTTCGGCGCGGGCTTCGGCGTCGCCTTCTTCGGGGCGGCCTTGGCAGTCTTCGGGGCGGCCTTCTTCACGTTCTTCGTCGCGGTCTTCATGTCGAATCTCCTGCAGTCTCAAGGGGTGTTGATGGCCGGGACCACGTCCCAGCCGTTGGTGATCGGTCGGTACTCAGGCGGCCAGACCTGCGCGCCGCGGCGCGCCATCGCGTCGCAGAACCGGCTGCAGAGCTGGCCCGTGTTCACCCGCCTCTCGGCGAGCGCGTCCTTCACCGCGGCCGCCATGTCGGCGGGCGCGATCCGGGCGTTCCTCACCTCGAAGCCGAGGGCGTCGGTCGCGCGGGCGATCGCGATGTCCATCTCGCGCACCTCGGCGGCGAGCTTCGCGAGGACCTCGGCGCGCCTCTCCTGGAGGCTTGCGATCTCGGCGACCAGGCGGACCACGTCGGCGGCTGCGGCGGGCGGGCGCTTCGTGCTCTTGGCTCGCATCGCTCAGGCTCCCTTCTTCGCGGCGGCGAGGCCGAGCTCGTAGGCGGCGAGGAGGGCGTCGCGGAGGCCCCACACCGAGACCTCGTGGAAGTCGAGGGAGTCGCTCTTGCGCTCGGCAAGCGTCTCGATCTCGAGGATGTTCCGGGCGATCGCCTCGATCGCCTCGTCGCGCTTCGTGGTCGAGCGCTTGGTGGCGCGGTTCGTCGTTCGTGCGTTCTTGTCGTTGCTGTTCTTCATCGCGTTCTCCTTTGCCGCACCTCGGCGGCGCGTGGCACATATGGCCATGACGTCGCGGCGTCAGCAAGCGCACGCGGGGCTCATTTCCCGATAGTTCCGACAATTCCCGCGAGGTCCAAGATGAAGCCGCCACGTGCGGCCACGGAGGCCTTTCGTCTTGGACGCTGAACATGGAAAATCTGCGCCAGCGCGCGTGAATCCCGCCGCACTCGCCGTGGCCGACGCGGCGCGCCTCCTCGCAAAGGCAAGCAGCGAGCCCGTCACCGAGGCGATGATCGTGGCCGACATCGCAGACGGTGCGCCGACGAATCCGGATGGCACGGTGAACCTCGTGCACTACGCGGCATGGCTTGCGATGAAGACGAGGGAGGACGCCGGTGGCTGACGCTCCCCGCTTCGATCCGCGCAGGCTCCGGCCCGGCGAGCTCTGCCGCATCCTCAACTCGACGCCGCTCGGCGAGGTGACGAGCGAGCGCGTGCTGCAGCGCCATCGCAACCGCGCTGGCCTGCGTATCGACGACGGCACCGGCAAGGGCATCGACCTCTTCCGCTACGTCGCGTGGCTCGCCGTACGAAGGGAGCGCGGCGCGAAGCCGGAGCCAGCGGTGCCGTCCGGCCTCTCGGGCTACGAGCTCCACCGCGAGCGGGCGCGCCAGCGCAACGCGCAGCTCTCCCTCTCCGGCCGCGACATCGGCGAGCTTCCCGAGGTGGCCGACGCCGCGAGGAAGGCAGCGTGCCGATCCGACTTCCGCACCTTCTGCGAGCGCTACTTCCCGCAGACCTTCCGGCTCGCCTGGAGCGAGGACCACCTCCGCGTCATCGGCCGCATCGAGAACGCCGTCCTTGAGGGCGGACTCTTCGCGATGGCCATGCCACGCGGCTCGGGGAAGACGAGCCTCTGCGAGACGGCTTGCCTCTGGTCGCTCCTCTACGGGCACCGGGAGTTCGTGGCGCTGATCGGAAGCGACGAGGAGCACGCTGCGAGCATGCTCGAGTCCATCAAGGCGGAGCTCGAGAACAACGACCTCCTCCTCGACGACTTCCCGGAGGTGTGCTTCCCGATCCGTTCGCTCGAAGGGATCCATCAGCGCGCGGGCGGCCAGCTCCACATGGGAAAGCAGACGCACATCGGGTGGACTGCGCGCGAGATCGTGCTGCCCTCGGTGGCTGGATCACCCGCTTCCGGCGCGGTCGTGCGCGTTGCCGGGATCACGGGACGAATCCGTGGCATGAAGCACAAGCGCCCCGACGGCGCGAGCATCCGACCATCGCTCGTCCTGATCGACGACCCGCAGACGGACGAGAGCGCGCGCAGCCCGTCGCAGTGCGCCAACCGCGAGCGCATCCTCGCGGGTGCCGTCCTCGGCCTCGCGGGACCCGGTCGCAAGATCGCCGGGCTGATGACGCTCACCGTCGTCAGGCAGGACGACCTGGCCGACCGGCTGCTCGATCGTGACAAGCATCAGGAGTGGCAAGGCGAGCGGACCCGCATGGTCTACGCCTTCCCGACGAACCAACCGCTCTGGGACCGCTATGCGAAGGTGCGCGCCGAAGGGCTTCGCAGCGGCTCGGGGCTTCGCGACGCGACGGCCTTCTACCTCGAGTGCCGCCGTGCGATGGACGAGGGAGCCCGCGTCGCGTGGGAGGCGCGCTTCAACTACGACGAGGCGAGCGCACTGCAGCATGCGATGAACCTGCGCCTCCAGGACGAGGCCGCCTTCCATGCCGAGTACCAGAACGACCCACTGCCCGAGGCGACGGCGCTCGACGACGAGCTGCTCACCGCCGAGGCGATCGCGGCGAAGACCTCGGGCATGGCCCGCGGCGAGCTGCCGATCGGCACCTCGCACCTCACCGCCTTCGTCGACGTGCAGGCGAAGTGCCTCTTCTGGTGCGTCGTCGCATGGGAGGACGACTTCAGCGGCACGGTCGTCGACTACGGGACGGAGCCCGACCAGAAGATTCCCGCGGGCACCGCGTGGACGCTGCGCGACGTGAAGCGCACGCTCGCGGCGGCAAGTCCGCGCGCCGGGCTTGAGGGATCGATCTACGCCGGGCTCGAGCGCACCGTCGAGCACCTCGTCGGCCGCGAGTGGCGTCGAGACGATGGAGCCATGGTGCGCGTCACGCGGGTCCTGGTCGACGCCAACTGGGGCTCGTCGACAGATGTCGTCTACCAGTTCTGCCGCGAGACGAAGCACGCGGGCACGGTGATGCCATCGCACGGCCGGTACGTCGGCGCGTCGAGCGTGCCTTTCAGCGACTACAAGCGACGCCGCGGCGAGCGCGTAGGTCTTAACTGGCGCATCCCGACGGTGACGGGCAAGCGCGCCGTGCGGCACGTGACCTTCGACACGAACTTCTGGAAGAGCTTCGTGCACGCACGGCTTGCCGTGCCGCAGGGCGACCCCGGATCGCTCTCGCTGTTCGGACGGGACTCGCGTGCGCACGAGGTTTTCGCGGCGCATCTGTCGAGCGAGTACCGCGTGAAGACCGAGGGACGCGGGCGCGTGGTCGATGAATGGAAGCTTCGCCTCGCCGGTGCGGACAACCACTGGCTCGACTGCCTGGTCGGCTGCGCGGTCGCGGCGAGTATGGAGGGATCGGTGCTCTTTGGCACGGACGCCAAGGTCGTGGCAAGGCCGCGCGTCAGGCTTTCGGCCATCCGCAAGGGAGGCCGATGATGCCGCGCGAGAAGCGCACGGGACTCGAGAAGGACGGCGAGAAGCTCGGGCTCTCATGCCGGGGCTGCGGCTGCCAGCACCTGAAGGTCGTCTACCTGCGGCGGCTCCCGAACGGGCAGGTTCTCAGGAGAAGACAATGCAGGCACTGCAGCCGTCGGGTGACGACCCGGGAATCCGCGGGCTAACCGGAAATTCGGCATGGAACTTCCGCCAGATTTCCCGGGGGTCGGCTTCCGCGTCGGTACGTTCAGGCGATGCAACACAACCACACCATGCAGGAGTCCGTCGCCGAGATCCGTCCAGCCCGTCCGCGATTCGATTGATCGAACGATCCGCACGCCAACGTGCGGATTGCCCGTTTCGACAGCCGCGCCGTGTCGGCACCCGGTGGATGCACTCCATCGCCGCTGTCCGTCCGCCCGCGCCGCGCCCCGACAAGCTCGACCTCGAGCTCCGGCTGTGCCCGTCGCGAGACCGCGAGGACGCGCTCCAGGAGGCGTGGCTCGCCGCGCTCGAGGGGCGCAACCCCGCCCGCGCAGTGAACACGTTCGCCCAGCGCGAGCGGAGGCACCGAAAGCGCGAGGCGGCGCTCGGCGTTGACGCGGGGCGATCCTTCAGGCTCTCCGAGCTTCGGGCCGCACGCACCTCCGAACGTCGACATGTCAAGCGCGAGGCATCCCTGTCGGCACGGGTACCCACCCATGCCTGACGAGACGCCGTCCATCGCCGACGCCATCCGCGACAACGCCGCGGGCCTGAAGAAGGCCTCGAACGACGCGGGCAGCGTCGAGCAGCACCCGATCGCGGACCAGATTGCGGCCGACCGCTACCTCGCCTCGAAGCAGGCGATGTCGCGGCGCAACCTTGGCCTGCGCATCTCGCGCATCGTGCCCCCGGGCGCAGGAGGCATGGTCTGATGGGCTGGCTTGCAGGCATCCTCGGCCGCAAGGCCCCCGCAGCGCCGCGCGCGATCTCGATCCGCGCCCGCTACGACGCCGCCGCGACGACGGACGCTAACCGCAAGCACTGGGCCAATGCCGACGGACTCTCCGCTGACGCCGCTGCCGCGCCGGAGATCCGCCGCATCCTGCGCAACCGTGCTCGCTACGAGTCGGCCAACAACAGTTACGCCGCGGGCATCGTCGCCACGCTCGCCAACGACGTGGTCGGCACCGGCCCGCGCCTCCAGGTGCTCACCGACGACGCGCAGGCGAACAACGAGATCGAGCGCGCCTTCAACGCATGGGCGAGGTCGATCAGCCTCGCCGACCGGCTCCGAACCATGCGCATCGCCCGCGCCCACTCGGGCGAGTGCTTCGCGAAGCTCGTGTCGAACCCCGCTGTGCCCGGACCGGTGAAGCTCGACCTCGCGCTCGTCGAGGCAGACCGCGTGACCGGACCGGCATGGGGCACGATCACACCGGACGAGGTCGACGGCATCGTCTACGACTCCGCCGGGAACCCCGTGGCCTACCGCGTGCTCAAGGAGCACCCGGGCGACCGCTCGCTCAACCTCGATCAGGAGACGCTTCCCGCCTCGAAGGTGGTGCACTACTTCATGCCCTCGCGGCCCGAGCAGAGCCGCGGCATTCCCGACCTCGTGCCTGCGCTCCCGCTCTTCGCACAGCTCAGGCGCTACACGATCGCCGTCCTCTCGGCCGCCGAGACCGCGGCGAACTTCGCGGGCACCGTCGAGACAGACGCTCCCGCCAACGGCGAGGCCGACCCGGTCGAGCCCATGGACACGATCGAGCTCGAGGCGAACTCGCTGCTCACACTCCCTGCAGGCTGGAAGATGTCGCAGGTCAAGCCCGAGCAGCCGACGACCTCGTACGGTGAGTTCAAGCGCGAGATCCTGAACGAGATCGCCCGCTGCCTGAACATGCCGTTCAACGTCGCCGCAGGGAACAGCTCTGGCTACAACTACGCCAGCGGTCGCCTCGACCACCAGACGTACTTCAAGTCCATCCGCATCGACCAGGCGCACATGGCCCGGACGGTGCTCGCCCGCATCCTCGCGGAGTGGTTCGACGAGGCGAAGCTCATCGAGTCGCTCGTTCCTCCGCGGGTGCGCGCGCTGGAGGCGCTGCCACACCAGTGGTTCTGGGATGGCAACGAGCACGTCGATCCGGCGAAGGAAGCGACCGCCCAGGCGACGCGCCTGACAAACCACACCACGACACTCGCGAGCGAGTACGCCCGCCACGGCAAGGACTGGGAGGCGGAACTCAGGCAGCGCGCACGTGAGCTTGCCTTGATGGCGGAGCTCGGCATCGCGCTCCCCGCCGCCCCCGCGTCGCAGCCCGTCGACCAGTTCACGGAGGAGACCGATGACGACCCCGAGCCCTGAAACACCCCGAGTGCTGAGCCTCTGCGCGCCCGTCGAGATGGTTCCCGTCGAGGCCAACGCCGACGTCGGCGCGCCGGTCCTGAAGCGCTTCGCGATGAGCGCCTACACAGGCGGCGCGATGGGCCTGCGCGGCTGGCGGCACCCGACGGTGATCGACTTGGCGGGCCTCGCCTGGAGCGCGAAGCCGCGGCCGATCCTCAAGGACCACAACCCGTCGCTGATCGTCGGGCACACCGAGAGCGTTTCCGTCGTGGACGGCGTGCTGCGGGTGGCCGGTGTGGTGAGCGGCGGCGGCGCCGTCGCGCGCGAGATCGTCGATGCGGGGCTGAACGGCTTCCCGTGGCAGGCGTCCGTCGGCGCGCACGCGGTGTCGACCGAGTTCGTCCCGCAGGGCAAGTCGGCCAGTGCCAATGGACAGACCTTTGACGGACCAGTGTCGATCGTGCGTCGGTCGGTACTGGGTGAGGTGAGCTTCGTCGCGCTTGGCGCGGACGACAACACGAACGCACAGATCGCGGCCGAGGCCGCAGGAAGCATGGAGAACCAGACGATGCCGGAAGAGACGACCAACGCCACCGTGACCGCCGCCGCCGTTCCCGACGCCATGTCCGTCGCGACCGAGATGCGCGCCGCGGCAGCCGCCGAGAGCGCCCGCATTGGCGCGATCCGCAAGGCCTGCGCCGGGCAGCACTCCGAGATCGAGGCCAAGGCGATCGGCGAGGGCTGGGACGCGACCAAGGCGGAGCTCGAGGTGCTGCGCGCCTCGCGCCCGACGACCGGCGCACCCGCCGCGCACGTGCGAGCCAACGACGCGAGCCCCGAGGTGATCGAGGCCGCGCTCTGCAAGACGGGCCGCCTGCCGGGACTCGAGGAGCACTTCGACGAGAAGATCCTCGACGCCGCCGACCGCCGCTTCGGCCGCGGGCTCGGACTCCAGGAGCTCCTCCTCGAGGCTGCGTGGGCCAATGGACACACGGGCCGCTCGATCAAGGGCGACACCCGCGGCGTGCTGCAGGCGGCATTCTCGAACCTGACGCTCCCCGGCATCTTCTCAAACGTGGCCAACAAGTTCCTCCTCGCGGGCTTCACCGCGGTCGAGGGCACGTGGCGCGAGATCAGCTCAAGCCGCTCCGTGAGCGACTTCAAGCAGGTCACGTCCTACCGCCTCAACGGCGCGTTCGCCTACGACGAGATCGGCCCCGCGGGCGAGCTCAAGGCGGGCGACGTCAGCGAGGAGAGCTTCACCAACCAGGTGAAGACCTACGGCAAGATGTTCTCCGTCACGCGGCAGGACATCATCAACGACGACCTCGGCGCGCTGTCCGCGCTCCCGACCCGCATCGGGCGTGGTGCGGCGCTGAAGCT